ATTTTGAATGACGATGCTGATAAATGGTTTGATTCGCTTTATCTGCAAAAAAATATTTCTGTTTCTGCTGGCGGTGACGAATGAGCGCACATGACTACGCCACTGGAAAACTAAGCCCTTCTGCCGCTTGGTATGCGTCTTTAGGCTGGAAGATTCTTCCATGTCACGGAATAACTTTAGACGGAAGATGTACTTGTAATTCATCTCATGGTGAACCAAAAGATAAAGGAAAGCACCCAGCAATAAATGGTTGGAACTCAGCCGCAACTTCTGATGTAGATGCTTTATCTAGATACTGGGAACAAAACCCTGATTACAATGTTGGTGTTTATTGTCGTCCCAGTGGATTTTTTGTAATCGATATTGACCCTCGTGGGGGTGGAAGTGAGTCTTTTGAAAAGTTTGAATCTTTAGTTGAGGGCGCACTTCCTCCAACTATTGAAGCCACAACAGGTGAATACACGATTGGTAACGGAAAAGTATTGCGTGGTCGTCATATATTTTATAAGTGTGATGAATCGGAAGATTTGATTGGAAATCTTTCTAAGGCTGGCTTAAAAGGAATTGATATTAAGCACAACGGATATGTACTTATTGCTCCATCACGTCACTTTTCTGGTCAGTGTTACGAATGGGTAGATGGAAAACGCCCAGACCAAATTGAAATGGCTAAAGCACCAGAAGAACTTCTAAAGTTTCTAAGGAAACGTGGTTCTTCAAAAGGTTCTACATCAATTGGAACTGGCGACTGGGAGTCTATATTCGATGACTTAGAATTTTCTGGTAGAAAAGTTGATATTGAAAAAATTCTTGAAGATGGAATTGATGAAGGAAATCGTGCAGTAGGTCTTTATGAACTTGCTTGCGCTTTAGCAAATAAATTTCCAGTTGAAACAGAAGCAGGAAGACTTGCTGTTGAGTCTTTGATGATTCGTTTTAATGCTGAAAAAGTTAGACCACCTATGCCAATTGAAGGAACAAATGGCGTAATGATGCACACTCGTCGTGCAATTGATTTTGTTCGTAAAAACCCAAAGATAAATCGTTTGTATCCAGGTTTGTCTGAGTGGGCTCAAAATAGTCAAAATGAATCACGTTCTTCTTTACAGCAAAGACCAGAACACCAGAACGAATCAGAACCTTCTCCGATATTGGGAGTAGTTGCTCCTCAGACGGCGCCAACAAGCCTTCGTGGTCAAGCAATTATGGATGCTATTCATCAAGGACAAACAATGTCTCAGGCATTCTCTTCTGACAATCTCAACATACCCAAAGATGTAGATGCTGTATCTATTGAAGATGGTGGTTCTGAATTTCAAAGAAGCCTTACTGATATTGGTAATGGTCGTCGTTTAGTTGATACATACAAAGATGTAGTTCGTTATACAGAAGGTCTTGGCTGGTTTCATTGGAATAATGGATACTGGACACCAGACCCAGAAGAGTTAGAAATTCGTGAGTTGGCTAAAAGAATTCCAGCAATGATTGCTTCGGAAACTGCATATTATCAAGATGATGCAACTAAGCAAGGAGAAATTGTAAAGTGGGCTGCTCAATCTAAATCTCTGGCAAGAATTCGCTCAACAATTGATACTGCAAATTCTGACCCTAGAATTTTAGTTCCAGTAGAGCATTGGGATAGAGACGAGAATCTTCTTGGTGTTATGAATGGAGTTATCAATCTAAGAACTGGAGAACTCTGGCAAAACAGACCAGACTTGTTTATTACTCGTCGTGCTCCAGTTGGATATATTCGTGGACAAAAAGATGTTCGTTGGGAACAATTTTTGGACTTTGCAACTGGTGGAGATAAAGAGTATCAAGACTGGCTTCAACGTGCGGCTGGATACTCCTTAACAGGTTCTCGTAAATACGACATTATGTTTTTAGTGTATGGCCCTCCTGGCTCTGGTAAAAATACTTTTGTTGAAGCATTAGTAAAGTGTTTAGGAACTAAGCAATATGCGTGGCCTTTAGACTCAAGCATTCTTGCTCAAAACGATGGTCGTGCTAATAGTCAAGACTTGTACCACTGGGCTGAGTTGCGTGGCCGTCGTGTTGTTTGGGTAGATGAGTTGCCTGACTCTGAAAGAATGAAAGAAAACTCTGTAAAGAAATTAACTGGTTCTTCTGAAATTTCTGCTCGTTCTCCTGGCGAAAGACCATTTACATTTGAGTCACGAGCAAAACTTTGGGTTTCTACAAATCACAGACCAATCATTACTGATGATGCAATGTGGCGTCGTATTCGTCCAATTCCATTTGTTCATGTTCCTGAAAATCCAGACCCTGATTTGAAAGAATATATTTTTGACCCAGACGGTGCTTTGACTGCGGTTCTTGCTTGGGCTGTTGAAGGTGCTATAAAAATGCTTGGCTCTAGCGCTCGTGATGGTCTTGGTTGGTGTCGTGTTGTAAGTGAAGCCGCTGAGATATATCGCAAAAATGAAGACAGAATTGGTTTGTTCTTATCTGAAGAAACTAATGAAAATGCAGACCACTCAATTGCGGTAAAAGATTTATATGCAACATACAGAATTTGGAGTGAAGAACGCGGTGAGCGTCCTATGACTCAAGTTGCTTTTGATAGAAAACTTCGTGACAGAAATCTTCCAATTGTCGGTTCTGGCTCAAGAGCAATTGTTAGTGGTCGCTCTCAAGTTCCAAGAATTGTTCCTACTGGAGAAGTTGATTGGGGTGCTGCCTCAAGAATTGCTAGACTTTAGCGAGGACGAAAAACTTTACCGCCGCCAGTTCTAAAATTAGGTATTCTTCGTGCTGCTGGAGATTTAGCAGTAAGTTTTCCGCCAATAAATCCTTGCGGTGGCTTAATTAGAAGTGCTGTCATAGCGTGAACAAGTGCGTCAACTCTGTCTGGAGATTTTCCTTCTCCTGGAATCCAAGCAGACATTTGGTCTTCTAGTTCTGCTAAATAACCAACGTGGTGAATTCTATGTTGTTCATAAGCAAGAACGACGGGCTCTGCTCTAAGTTGTTTGCCGTGCTTTGAGTGAACTTCAAAAACTTTTACGTTTGGGTCAATTGCATTGATGGCATTTGTAACAAGTGCTCCACCTTGGTTTACTTCAGCAACAACTGGAGCACCCCACTTGCGAGCCATTGCTACAACCTTATTTGCCCAAAGTTCTGGAGAACCATGAACTGTTGCGTCTTCTAAAACCCAAGCGTGACGCTTGTACAAATCTCTGTCTCCAGTAGATGCGCAAACAATAATTCCGCACTCATCTCTTGGATTTTCTGCCACAGAGGGGTCAACACCAATAACTCTAAGCGGAGCCTGTGCTGGAAATACTTTTTCTCTACCAGCCTCAATAAGTTCTAACGTCCACAAGGCTCCTTCTATGGAATCAAGCATTTCTCCATAAAGTTCTTGTCTAGCAAGATGAGTACCTTCATAAACACCAAGAATTGTGTCTAAATATGTATCACTCAAGTTGCCTCTGTTATCCATAGTTGAGCCGCGAGTAATAACAACTTTTCCGCTTTTCTTTGACTCTTCCATAAGTTGGTAAAGAAGTGGAACTCTTTTTGGGGTTGTAGTAATCATTATTTTAGGATTGTTACCAAGACGAGTACCAACACGCAAGTTATCAAATGCGGTCATACCAGCAGAATCTGGAGTCTGTCTCCATGCGGCTACCTCATCACCCCATGAGTGTGTAAATTGTGGACCACGAAGAGAGTCTGGTTCATCTGCGGTAAAACAAGTTGCAGTGTTTCCATTAGGCCAAGTCAATCGGCGCTTTGATGGTTCATACAACGGACGCTCGCTAGGAGCACTAACATTCATAATTCCTGATTCGCCTTCAACAATAACGTCACGCACGTCTGCTGCGGTACGAGCAACTAAAGCAAATCTTCTTTGTCCAGTATTTGTGTATCTTGCTTCTTCACGAACCCATTCAGAAGCAGCACGAGTTTTACCAGCACCACGACCTGCTAAATAAACCCAAACATTCCAGTCACCATCTGGAGCAATTTGTTCTGGTCTTCCCCAAGCACGCCAGTCCCAGTTGAGGGTTTCTGGATTCATACCAGCAAGCGCAAGTTCTTTTTCTTCTGGAGGTAATTGGGCAATAATCTCCATTAGGCTTTTGCCCATCAGTTATTCGCCTTTTTGTAGACTGCGTTGTGCTCCGTAGTAAAGAGGTGCGGCTGAGCCTAGACCTAAACCTTTGGCTATGTCTTGTAAAGAAAATCCATTTTTATATTCTTCTGCTAATTGATCGTGATAAGCATTTACGTCTTTTGATTGACGAGTGACTCTTACTCGCTCAATGGCAGCAGGAAGTTCTGATTTATTTGCTTTTCGTTTTGGTTTTACTTTTGAAATAGCAACATCTTTCATTATTACTCGACGACGAAGTCCTGGATATGCCACACCCAAAGCCTTGGCAAGTTCTGGAAGACTTCCACCTTGCTCATAGAACTCCACTAAAAGTTTTGTATATTCCATGCTGGCTTTATGGGCAGGGGTATTTTGAAACCTTGACCCGTAGGCTTTTTTAGCCAGTGGAAAAAGTGGTTCTATCTTTACTTTGTATTGTGCAACTAAGTCGCTCATTACATCTCCGTTATCCTATGTATTAAATACAATAACTATAGGATAACTTAAGTATTACAAGGCTATTTTACTCGTCGTCTCGGTCACGCCTGATTGGGTATGTAGCCCACCATACGAGCATTGAGAAGATGATTGCCCAGCCTACGACTGTCTTAGCAGACCCGTCAAGAACAAGCCAAGCGATAAACATACCTAGCAGTGTCCAGACTTGGTCTAAGACGTCTCTTAGGAAGTCTCTCATTACTTCACTCTCCTTGTCCTAGTTTTGGTTTTTACTTTTTTAGTTGTTTTTACTTTACGACGAGTTCCGTTTTCACGACCTGAAACTCCAACATCTCCACCACCTCTAGGAGAGGAAGGACTACTTCCACCACCAGTAGGTGCTCCACCACCAGTTGCTGCCGCTGCAACTGTCAAAGCAGATTGAACTGCTTGACCAACAACAACGGTTGCCAAAACCATTTTTTCTGCTTCTTCACGTTCTTCTTCACTCATGTCAGCGCCTAAGTTTGAAAGAGCAGTTAAAACTTGACCAGGGTCAGAAAAAACTTCAGATAGCAATTCTACTGGATTGTCAAGTAGTTGAAGAGCAGCAGCAACCTCAGCAGTGATAACAACTTCATTTCCATTCTCATCTGTACGAACTTCTACTGGAGCCTCTGCTGGCAAATCTTCATAAGTAAGACCTGCTTCTTCAATAGCCTTAGCCGTAACAGCCTCACCGTCTGCGGACTCGATTAGGGCATCAGCAATTAAATCTTTTTCAGCAGCAGTAAGTTTTCCATCCTCTGCCAAAGCATCAGCAAGGTTATTTACTTCTTCAGCAGTAACTTCGCCATCTGCTCCTAAAGCATCAAGAATTTCTTCAGAATCAGAAGCATCAATGTCACCATCAGAAAGAGCGTCGTCTACTGCACTATCAACAACTTCTTCTTCTGTTGGCTCTGGTTCAGGTTCAGGCTCTGGTTCAGGCTCTGGTTCAGGCTCTGGTTCAGGCTCTGGTTCTGGTTCAGGTTCAGGCTCTGGTTCAGGCTCTGGCTCAGGTTGTGGCTCTGGCTCTGGTTCAGGCTCTGGCTCTGGTTCTGGTTCAGGTTCAGGTTCAGGCTCTGGCTCTGGTTCAGGCTCTGGCTCTGGTTCTGGTTCAGGTTCAGGTTCAGGCTCTGGCTCTGGTTCTGGTTCAGGCTCTGGCTCTGGTTCTGGTTCAGGCTCTGGTTCTGGTTCAGGTTCAGGTTCAGGCTCTGGCTCTGGTTCAGGTTCAGGTTCAGGCTCTGGCTCTGGCTCAGGCTCTGGTTCTGGTTCAGGTTCAGGTTCAGGTTCAGGCTCTGGCTCTGGCTCAGGCTCTGGTTCTGGTTCAGGTTCAGGTTCAGGCTCTGGTTCTGGTTCAGGCTCAGGCTCTGGAGTAGGCGGAGTAGGAGGCTCTGGTTGTGGTTGTGGTTGTGGTTGTGGTTGTGGTTGTGGCTCTGGCTCTGGAGTAGGCGGAGTAGGAGGCTCTGGTTGTGGTTGTGGTTGTGGTTGTGGTTGTGGCTCTGGCTCTGGAGTAGGCGGAGTAGGAGGCTCTGGAGTAGGGGGTGGAGGAGTTTGATTTACAACTTCTGCTTGAACAACAGTTTGAGCAGTGGCTACAGCCGTAATTGCAGTTACAGTTTTATCAATCGCAGTTTGAGCAAGTTGAACTGCTGTGTCCATTGATGCTTTTGCTGTCTGAGCCTCTGTCAAGTCTGCTTGAGCGTCAGTCAAATTGCTAGCAGCCTCATCTTCCTCTGCCTCTAAAACTTCAAGTTCATCTTGTTCTTGCTCAAGGGTTGCTTCTGCTGTCGCTAATGTTTGAAGTTGCTGAGTTGTTGCTGTTGTCTGAGTAAACTCTGAGCCAGGAATAATCTCCCAACCATTACCTGTATAACGCATCAAAGCAACGTGTGCTCCACCGCCATTTTCGTAGTACCACATTTCAAAAACTTTGCCCGTTCCAGCAGTAGTTGCTACGTCTGCTGTAGAACCGCCTCCACTTTTGTCATACCAATCATTAATAACAAGTTCACCATCAAGATAAAGTTTTACACCATCATCTGCTGGAGCATGAAGGTATTGAGTTCCAGTGTATTGAGGTGTCCAAGTTCCTGTGTACTTAACAACTACATCTTCAGATAAATTAGAACCTGCTACAGGTCCTCCGCCCCACTGTTCATTAATGCCATTTGTATCTGTAGTTGTTAGTACTTTTTGTTCTTCAGTAGGCATTGCTGGGTTTGAATTTTGACCTAAATTGTTATAAACCTCTACTTTGAGTCCAGGTTGAGTAGCAGCATCTACTACCGTTTGAGCCGCTGCCTCTGCTGTAGTTGCTTGAGCAACTACTACCTCTTGAGCATCTACTGCCGCCTGAGCGGTCTGTAGAACTGCTGTTTTATCTTCTACTACTGCTGTTGCTGCCGCTACTGTAGGAGCAGCCGCGGTTAGAGTCTCGGCTGTAGTCATAGCCGTACTAGCGGTATTTACAGCAGTTTGAGCCTCAGAAACAGCAGTTTGAGCGGTTTGAATAGCCTGAGTTGTTTGAGTTGTTGGCGCTATTGTCTCTGCTGTAGCAACCACAGTTTGAAGAGTTGAAGCCACTGATTCTGTGGCTGCTGCTGAAACAACTATTTGAGCCTTAGCAACCTCAACTACAGCCTCTTTTACTTCTGTCTGGGCTGTAACTGTAGTTGTAATAGCAGTTGTTTCTGTAGAAGTTGCCGCTGAATTTGCTGAGTTAGCAGAAGATTGAGCAGTGGCTTGAGTAGTTTGAAGCGTAGTTAGAGTGCTTTGCTCTGTAGAAAGAGTTGTTTGAGCAGCAGTGTTGGTGGTTTGAAGAGTAGTAAGAGTTGTTTGTTCTGTAGCAAGAGTATTAGATGCTGCTTGAGCAGCCGCAGTTAGTGCTGGGTCTGAAGTTGTTTTAGTTACAGCAATATTATCAACAACATAATAATCAGAGTCTTTTGTGATAGTAACTGTAGTTATGTTTGTTCCAGTTACAGTCTCGGTAGTTGTATGTCCAGTAGTAGTAGCACTTGTAGAATTTACGTTATTTTCCATTACTGTGACAGTGGCAGTTCCATCTTGATTTGCTGTTGTAATGTTTGTATCGCCATTTTTAGCGTAAACACCCATGGTCACAGAAGTGACAGTTCCAGTGTTAGATGGATTTACATTTATAACTACATTATTTGCTGGGTTGATAATTACAAGACCAGGACCAGATGTTTGTTGAGTATCCCAGTTTCCACCAATCGAAACACCTGTGGAGCCTGTGGAAGAAGTTACTGTTGTACTACCTGTAGTTACCTGAACGACAGTTGCTGTGTTATTTGTAAAAGTTTCTGTAACTGTAACACTTGAATCTGCATTTGCTGCCGCAGCATTAGCCGCGTTAGCCGCTACTTGCGCTTCTGATACTACAGTTGTTTGTGTTGCTACTGCGTTTGCTGCTGTATTGGCTGCTGTCTGTGCTTCTGCTACTACTGTTGTTTGGGTCGCAACTGAGGTGGTTGCTTGGGCCAAAGTTTGATTGGCAGTTTGCGCACTTGTAGCCGCCGTTTGGGCTGTTTCAACTGCTGTTGATGCTTGTTGCGTAGCACTACTTGCTTCTTGTACTGCTGTAGTTGCTGTTTGAACTGCCTGAGTTGTTTGTGTTGTCGGCGAAGAAACTGATGATGCTACCTCCGTTATTTGCTCTACTTTAGTTTCAAGATTTGTTACAGTAGATTCTGCTGTTGCTACAGCAGTTGCTGCTTCGGATGTTGATTCTGGCGCTGAATCTCCTGAAGAAGCCTGTGGACCACCTCCCGACGACGCACTGGACTCTGAAGAGTTATTTGTTCCAGTACCACCTCCCGTCGCGGGTTGGGCTTCATCAGCCACAGCGGATGATGGCATAAGTATCCCATAAAGAAATGAAACCAATGGAATAGAAAGAAAATAGACAACTACTCTTTTTCTAGTAGTGCCTGAATAATTTTTTGCACGCCGGAGCAAGGGGCAACTCCCACCATAGAGCATTAAACAGACAAATGTCTGTTCTTCCAGTTAGTATTTTATAAGATTAAAAAAATATATTTATAATGCTTTACGCAGGAATGCTTTTCTTACAGTGGAAGCGTACCACTTCTCTCCACCCAATACTGTCGGTATTGCGTCAGAATTAAGGTTATCTGCAATCATTTTATAGGATAAACCTAAGTTTCTTTCACGTTCTATTCTTTCTACAACTGTTTCACTAATTAGTGGTAAAGGCCCTAAATCAACGCCCCAAACTTTGCCATTATTTCTTCTATCTTGATGAACGTCTCTAGAACGAAGAGAAATCATTCCACGCTCCATTTCAGCCATGGCTGACATAATCGTTACTACAAAGCGTCCTTGATACGTCGCAGTGTCAAGACCTAAATCAAGTAACGCTAAGCGCCATCCGTTTTTGTGAGAGCGGTCAACAATATCTAAAAAATCTCTAGTTGAGCGAGCAAGTCTATCTAGACGGGTGACAAAAAGCGCTTGAGCCTTTCCATTGTCTAAATTTTCTAATGCTTTTTTAAGAACAGGGCGACCTTTAATTGATTTACCAGAGCGACCTTCTTCACGAAGCATCTCTACTTCATAGTCTTGAGATTCAGCAGCATAGCGAAGTTGTTTTTCTTGGGCATCAAGACTTATTCCATCTTCTACTTGCATTTGTGTAGATACACGGGCGTAGCAATAAGCAAGACCTTCACTCATGGAGAGACTCTTCCATTTTTTACAAAAGCAGCGTGAGTCAAGGGCATTAGTTTTTCAAAAACTTTTTCATACTTTTCAGCAACCATTTCAATCTCCCTTTGGGGAAAAGATGGAAAACGCTGACCCTCGACATTGCGACGAATGCTTAGGAAGTTCATAAGGGAGCGAGCATTGATTGTGACGTATGCAGAAGAGTAAATTGTTAGTGGAAGAACTCCGCGAGCAACCTCCCTAGCAATTCCATGACGAATCATCTCGTCATAGCGCCTATACGCCTCTTCGCAAGAATGTCGGTAGTTGACCATAGTTATGGCCATTTGCTCTGTGCTTCCTTCTTCAAAAACATAGGCTCCAGGCTTACCAATTTGAAGAAGTTTTCTTTGATTATTAGGAATGTAAAATTCTGGATTCAAGACACGATAACGACCAGACTCTTCGTTATAGGAGGCTATGCGATGTCGCATATGCTCACGCCAAACAAAAATAGGAGCCTTTACATAGAAGGTAAAGACAGAATGCTCAAAGGGCGAACCATGCCTATCACGCATAAGAAAGCCAATAAGACCACTAAGTTTCTTTTCATCTGTTTCTGGGTAGCCCAGAGAGCGTTCTCCTTGAGTAGAGACTCTGGCAGCAAAAGCAACATCTTGGTCAGATGCGCTGTGCTTTACTAACTCCACTTGGACGTCAGAACTGTATTTGACGTCCATAAGTTATTCCTCGTCTTTGACGACTCGAAAGTTTTTGGCTTTCTGTAAATCTTTCATTGCTCTTTCGTAAGCAGCATCAACAGGTCGCTTTTTGTTTTTTGACTTCTTAGTAAAGACTGAAACTACAGCCTTACCAATCGAGTATGCCAGTACAACGCCAAAGGCTCCGACAATAAAGACTAAACCCCAACCAATTATGGATAAAGCCAATTCAAACGCTATTTGAAACGGTTCTTGCCAGTTCAACATCTTTCTCCTTTGTTTGTGTGCGTGTGTACGCTATACAATTATACACACTTAGACCTAAGTATGTACGAAATATAAGCCCTAGTCAAGTCCAAATCTAATGTTCACATTGGACGATTTATTGGACGATTTATACTTTTTACCTGTTTACGCTTGGCCCAACTGCGTGTAGTAGCCTTCCTCAACTTTTCCCTTGTTTCTGCTGACACAGTTTTTCCTATATTAGCCTTCCTCAACTTTTCCCTTGTTTCTAGTGATAAAGCCTTTCCTATCCTAGCCTTTCTTATGTTTTCCCTAGTTTCTAAAGAACGAGTTTTTCCTATATTAGCCTTCCTCAACTTTTCTCTTGTTTCTAGTGATACAGGCCTTCCTATAATCATCTGTCGCACATGTTCTGGCATGGGCTTACCATGAAGCGACTTTTTTATATTTTCTCTGTGTTCTAAAGAACGAGTTTTTCCTAAATGAGCCTTCCTCAACTTTTCCCTAGTTTCTAAAGAACGAGTTTTTCCTATATTAGCCTTCCTCAACTTTTCTCTTGTTTCTTTAGAACAAGAGCGACCTAAACAACCCTCGCCTCCTAAAGTCAAGTTGGTCAACTTAAATCCTTGTTTTTTATAATAATCTATCCAATATATCTCTCTTACTCCAGCCTCTTCATAAGTAAGGTTTGATTCAATAATTTTCATCACTATCGAGTTTCCTTCTCTTCTTGTCTTATTAATCCAATAGTGAACATAAGTTTTTTTATTGTTTCTAGCCCCGACGATATGGGTTTGAAGTCTATCTTTGGGGTCTATAGTTTTTCCAACATACTTAACTTCTTCTTGTTTATTTGAAGCAACAAGAACATATATAACAGCATTTTTATTTAACATATTTATACTTTCTATACAATAAAAACTTTGTTTTTTCGCGCTCTCGTTCCGTTAGTCAACGAGGACTCTAAGATAATCTGGAAGTGGGGGAGATGGGTTGAGTTTGTCCAAGGGAACTCTGTACCCCTTAAATTTTCGCTCTTCTACATAAAACTCTGGTTTCATGGCATCTACAGAATGTATCCACCCAAGTATCTCAACTGTCTCATAATCTTCTGACACATGACATCCATAAATTCTTCTCCCTCTATCTTTCTCAATAACAGGGAGTCTAAAATCTGTACGCAAAGACTTTACATCAATATCTGAACCTACATCTGGTATGTTTTTTCTTATATAATGAAGACGATTTGAGTAAAGCGGCATATTCCAACTTTCTTTTAGAAGATAAGCAACAGCGCATTCTGCTAAATTAGAACGTGTTGCAGCCTCTACATCTGGCAATAAAGCACCAGCATCTACACCTCGTTGGTAGTTATCAGTATTTTGACTGGATTTCTTTTCCTCGGCAAGAAGTTCTGCTAACACTTTTGATGCTTTTATCTCGGTGGGCAGCATCTTCACAATAACTCTCACTTGTGCTCCTTGAGATGACGAGTCAAGGTGTAGTGTGCAAATCCAGAACGCACTTCAATCTCTTTTTTACACTCAGGGCAGATAACTACTCGATTTGCTGACATTGTCTTGGTCATACCAATCCTCTCTTAGTTTCTTTTGTCCCAACAATCCTTACACATCCAAGCATCTAGTGATGGCTCATATAAGTAAGAAACCCTTTTAGGCAGACGAGCATTACAGTAACAACAAGCCGCTTTTGCTAACTTATTAGCGTATCTAACGCTAGTCATATCAATCCTTTCTTAATTTGGATGTCAAGTGCCAACCTTTACATACATAACAAAGGTAGGCGTGATTTTCCCAAACAGTCTTCCCCTTGGCTCTCTTTTTGCCTTTGTTGAGAATTCTGTATTTGGTAAGCATTATCTCTGCTGAGATTCTGTCAACGTAGCGTTTTTTGCTTTCGCAGACTTCTTTTGGTGTTCTTTTGCGTTTCTCCTCCATATATAGGACCATACTCCTATACAATGGAAACTTCAAGTTTTCGCGCTCTAGGTCCGTTAGGAGTATCATCAGAGGATGACCAGATTTAGGGATTTTGGTGGAGAGGTTGAGGTTGATAGGGTTTTGTTTGAGGATGGGGCTGTAAGGCTGTTTGAGCCCTCGTACAGACAAGCAAGCGAACTGGATGCCCTGAAGAAGGAGTTAGAGTCTTATTTGGCTCCTACACGCATTGAATATGCCACTGTGTCTACCATAGTCAACGAACGCTTCGCTATAGCCTATGGGCAGACAGTAGTAGGTGAACTGACAATTATGGATAGGGCATCACTTGGCCTTTGGGTTGACCCTAAGTTGTCTGGACGAGGCATAGCCTTCAAGGTCTTGAAGTTGTTGGTAGATAACTACCAGGTTTATTCGCAGTACCGAGCCTATGTGCTTCCAAGCAATACTGCTATCAAGAAGTCTTTGGAAAAGGTTGGGTTTGTCAACCAAGGAGTAAGCGTAGAAAAATTTCATGTTGATGGTAAATGGCAAGAACACGAAGAATATATTTATACAATAAAAAAGTGATTTTTTCGCGCTCTAGGTCCGTTATAGGGCGACGAAGCAAAAAGGAGTAGGGTAGAGGTTGTGACAACGGTAATTGGGATTCAGAAGGTGGATGGTTGTGTGTTGGTGGCAGACAGCCGTACAACTGGGGAGTCTGGCAGACCATACTCGCACATTCTTGTACAGAAGATAACTATGCGTGGAGAGTTTCTTATTGGCGGTGCTGGTGACCCTCAAGCCTGTGACATTGTTCAACACATTTGGGAAATTCCAGAGTTTTTAGAAGATGAAGATGCTTATAAATTTATGGTCACAAAAGTTGCGCCAAGCATTCGTACTTGCTTAAAAGAAAATAGTTATCAAAAAGACAAAGATGATAAAGATGGTGGTTTTGTTTTTTTACTTGCTTTTAGAGGAACCATATACGAACTAGACGAAACTTTCACAATTTCTATGACTGATAGTGGTATTTACGGAATTGGCAGTGGAAGTAAATATGCAGTTGGAGCACTACAAGCAGGAGCAGATTGGCAGAGTGCAATGGAGATAGCAGAGAGAAATGATATCTACACTGCTGCGCCATTCTGTCTTTTTCAGCAGGATAAAAACTAAGAGGCTTTTTTCTTAGCCCTGTAAGTTCTCATATACAAGGCTTTCTTTTCTTTTGAAATTCTTCTTTTAGTCTCTCTGTTTGATATTTGACGACATATGTAGCATATGGGGTATCCATCTTTGTACATAGTATTTTGTGGCGTCCTTGGGTGTCCGTTTCTACAGTATGGCTTTTCGCTAGGTCTTCCAACAATATAGTTAATTGGCACTGCTTGTCCTCGTTCTATTGCCATTCTGCTATTTTCTTCAGGTGTTCCTAAAAGTAAATGCTCTGGGTTTACGCATTGCTTGTTATCGCAGGTATGCATGACGTGCATCTTTACATCTGGCAGTTCATAGTCATTGTAAACAATTGACCAAACCAC